GCTATATATAGCCTACTAAACTAACAGTTATGATCTCGCAACATTTGAGAGCAGTGACCCCCCTGGAGTTGAGACAGTGGACTGAGTTCCTCATAGAACTCATGTTCGATCTGATCCTCTTGGCGGGAGTCGCTGCACTCCTGTTAGTTTTGTGTCGCGGTTTAATTACCGTGTCTATTTGCTTCGTGAGAGCCCTGGTGTTTATCCAGCGAGCGATCATATTCACTGCACGCTTCTTCGTTGAATATGTGCGTCTTCGACTATCGGTTTCCCCCGTAGTTTTGAAGACTGATATATCCGTAGATGGAGTTGTGAAGTGGGATACGAATGGGCCTTACATAATGGCCTATCACCTTGGCAAGTCACTCCGGGTTAATGTTAAGTCAGAGAGCCTAGTGTCTTTGTTGTTGAAGCCAGCTATTCCTGTCGTCGATGAGACTAGAATAGCTGATTCACAGGTTGATCCAATGGCTTTCCACAGTGGTACCGTCCAGTTTTTGGTTAACGGTAAGCTGTTGGGCTTTGGTTTTCGCACCACGGTGAAAGGCCGTAGTGTTATCGTCACCACTTGTCACGGACTTCAGTCACTGTTGGGTAAAGAGGTTATGTTGGCAGGACCTTCGGGTCAGATTAAAATGCCTCCTAATTCGATTTACGCTAAGTTTCCAGGTCTGGATGTCGTCTGTCTTGAATTCTCCAATGTTGTTTATACAACCTTGGGTGTTAAGAGTTTGAAGATAGCCGCCCCGGGTGTGGGATCACCCATCCATGTGCATGGATATATGGATGGGCAGAGAGTGAGGTCGATAGGAGTCATCGCTGGGTTGGTTCGTAAGTCAGCTGCTAGGTTCAAGCACACAGCTTCTACCGTTGAAGGTTTTTCTGGCTCGCCTGTGTTAAACACGACTGGTCAAGTCGTGGGTATGCACTTGAGGGGCAATATAACCTACAATGAGGCTGTGGCGCTGAATTGGTTGGTGGGCTTTAACGAATCGGATATACCGGATAAGTTGATGACTCGTCTTGATGACTTGGGCGATGAAGCCTTTGCTACGCTGGGTTTCATTGGTAAGGACATGATGCGCGTTCGCTTCAAGGGTAGAGGTTTTACAATGCCCGAGGAAGTGAGCGTTTGGCAATATGATCCTAGGTACAGTTCGTGGGCCGATGATGAGGACGACGCTTGGTGGGATATGGCAATGCTTGAGGGTAAGGAAGAGGCAGCCGATGTGGAATCGGCGGAGCCTTTAAACTCCTCGCCAGTCGTATTGCCAGACCCGCAGACGACGGAGGCTACATCGGTAATCGGGTCGCTCGATATTCCAGCACTGAATCTCTCGGAGAAATCCAGTCGGGAGTCATCCCCTTCGTGTGTACGGGAAGATATCCGGGATTGGGTGCTTCAGGGCAAAAAGCAGTCAAAGGGAGCCCGACGCCGTGCGAACCGCCAATTGGAGAAATTAGCGGATGGGCATGGCCTCCAACAGACGTCAAAGCCTGTTACACCTCCTTTGATGCCCATTGCCGAGGAGTTAAAATCGGCATCGAACCAACCGAGGATCAGGTTTCCAGAGCAGTTTCTGCCCTTGTGCGGAGCGGCCTGTATCCACGCACCCATGTCCCAGCGGGACTACGAGAGGGTGAAGCACTTAGCTTCGGCTTACGAAGCAGGTGTCGTCCCCAAATCGAAGTCATCGAGACTGAGATCCGAGTGGGCCTCCTTATGGACCAAGTAGTACCTACGTCTACTCCAGGGGTTCCCTGGAATTCGTATGGAACTACCAATAAGGTGGTTTTAGAAACTTCTCGGGGCGTCATATCTCGCGCCGTTGCTCAATCGTTTGCCAACATGGTTTTCCATGGGGAGGACGTTTTTGCAATGGACGCTGAACAGTTAGTGCTAAATGGAATACGGGACCCCGTGCGAGTGTTCATCAAGAATGAACCTCATAAGGAGTCTAAGATACAATCGGGAAAATTAAGGCTTATTTCAGGAGTTTCTTTAGTTGACCAAATTAAAGAACGTTGTATAGGTCGTGTTCAGAACGAAGCCGAGATCGCCCAGTGGGAGACTTGTCCGTCTAAACCTGGTATAGGTTTAGACGATGAGTCCCTCTTGGTGATGGCGGATAATTTTCGCGATATGTTGACTAGAGGCCTTATATGTTCTTCTGATGTATCTGGTTTTGATTGGTCGGTGAAGGGTTGGGAACTGAGGGCGGACGCAGAGAGGCGTCGCATTCTGTCTGGTGCACAATCAGGCAGTTTGTATGACTTCCTGTTGCGTGTGCAAGCCCATTGTGTGGCTAACTCAGTTTTTGTCTTGCCGGATGGGCGGATGTGGTCCCAAATGCGTGAGGGTATACAGCTATCCGGTTCTTACTGGACTAGCTCAACAAATTCTGCTATGCGGATTTTGATGACGCTAGTCGCTAGGGCTAGAGCTGGGCAAGACCTTTTACCATTGGATCAGGTCACCATGGGTGATGACAGTGTCGAGCGCTACTGGCAGGGTTTAGATGCAGCGCTGCAAGAACTCGGACATACAGTCAAGTTCGTGCGTATATATAGGTCTTTGTCTGACGTTGAGTTTTGCTCCCATGTATGGTTGCCCAACGGTCTTGCAAAGCCTGTAGAGCCATGGAAAACTGTATTTCGGTACTTGTCCCACCCCGCCAACTCCCCCAGTTACCCAGACTGGCGAGCTCAGTTGTTGTATTTTATGCGACACTCAGAGGAGTTACACAAGTATGGGCAACAGATCAGAGCGCGAGCTGAGCGCGCAAATATAGCCATATAATATGGCTAGGTCTAAAAAGAGAAATGGGCGTAAGCGAGGCCCGACTCAAATGTCTCCCCTCCCAGTGCATACTATGACAGCAGACTTTGAGACGGGGAAGGCTCTGACCGCTGGCAGCATATCTGTTGGCAGTGATGACTTCCCTGGTTTAAAGCTGACCTTGGCATCTGTTGTGGAATGGCGGATACGTTCTGTGGCTATTACATATGAACCCGTCAGCCCTACTGCTGTTGGCAGAGTCTTGCTGTTTGTGAGCCCTGAAGATTGGGATGATCTAGACAACGTGGCGTCTATGGTAGCGTCTGGGGCGGTGTCGACCTCTGCGTGTGCTCGGAAGGTAACGCAAGTTACCTCGTTGGCCACCCAGGATTGGTGCGCACGCGACAAGGCTGCTGCCAAGATACACGTGGTGCTGCAGGCTACTGCTGGCACCCTAGGTTTTCTCAGGGTTAGGATTACCTACCAGACAAGAGGAGTCACAGTATAGGAAACCCCTCGCCATCTTCCGCGTGATAGCGCTGTTCAACTATCTCCCCTAGAAGTCTCGCCTTCTACCGCCACAGAGGATTTGCCTCGCCAGGCAGTCTCCACCGATGAGCGACCTTGGTTTCTCGACGGGCACCTTGTTTCAGAAGGTGCTGTTGAATGTGATCCAGGTGTTGGTATCGGTGTGGGCTTTGCAGATGGTAAGCAATCATATTTGTGGTGGTCTAAGGCAAGGAATAGGCGAATGTATACGGATGATGGAGAGAGGTACATAACAGACCAGGAGTGGGATAGTAGACCCTCGGGTTGGGGAAAATAAATATGACAAACAGGAAAGACTGTTGACACTAGGAAAGACTGGCTCATTAGGTGTAGGGGAC